TTAAAAGAATTGCTTCTTACATGAAACCAGAACAATTTAGTAAGAAAAGAATTAAAGAAATTATATTAGATAATATTTACAGTATGGGGGAGCTTAAATTAAAATATGGATTAAACACAGAGCAGGTTTGGTTTGAATCTTTTACCGCAGCTCCAGAAAAACAAGTGCATTACATAAGAAAGATGAGAAAAAATGGGGAAGAATTAAATAAAGATCCAAGAATTACTTTATCTACTATTCATGGAGTAAAAGGTGGTGAAGCAGACAATGTAATTTTATTAACAGACCTTAGTAAAAACACACAATCAAATTATGAAAGATATCCAGATGATGAGAACAGATTATTTTATGTAGGTGCAACGAGAACAAAAAATCACTTGCATATTGTTCGTCCAAAGGATATTTATAAGTCTTACAGAATATGAAGAAAGATACATATAAAAAACAAATAGGCGGCGACCACTATTGTTCGATGGTCATTCAGCCCAGCGAGTTTATAAATAAAAATAACATTCCGTTCGCGGAGGGGAATGCTATTAAGTACTTGTGTAGGCACAAACAAAAAAATCAAAAAGAAGATTTATTAAAAGCTATCCATTACTGTGAGATGGCAATTGAAAGAGACTATAGTGATGATACTTCACTTCCTCTTCCTCATGGTTTTAGTTTTAAGAAAGAAAATAAATAATGAACTGTTGGCACTGTAATAAAGAATTAATATGGGGTGGGGACCATGACATTGATGAAGAGAATGATACTTATTCAATGGTGACTAATTTATCATGTCCTAGCTGTCATAGTTTCGTAGAAGTATATTATCCAAATGAACAAACACAGAAGGAATATAAAGATTATGAGGAGAAAAAATAATGCAAGTACCTTTATTTAAACCACAAACCGAGTGGATCCCACCTACAGATTTTCCAGACCTATCTAAATACGATGAAATTGCAATAGACTTAGAAACAAAAGACCCAAACCTTAATGAAAGAATGGGATCAGGATCTGTTGTAGGCGTAGGAAATGTCGTAGGAATATCTTTAGCTACACATGATTGGTGTGCATACTATCCAATTGCTCATGAAGGTGGTGGTAACATGGATCGTAAGATGGTTCTTAAATGGTTACAGGACCAAATGAATACTGATTCAATAAAAATATTTCACAATGCAATGTACGACATCTGTTGGTTAAGAGCCATTGGTATTACAGTTCAAGGAAAGGTTATTGATACAATGATTGCATCCAGTTTAGTTGATGAGAATAGATTACGTTATGATTTAAATAGTTTATCTAGAGATTATGTAGGTAAAGGAAAAGACGAAAGCGCTTTATATGAAGCTGCCAAGTCATGGGGAGTGGATCCTAAAGCAGAGATGTATAAACTCCCTGCCATGTACGTTGGCGCTTACGCGGAGCGTGACGCCCAACTCACATTGGAGTTGTGGCAGGAAATGAAAAAGCAAATTTTACATCAGGATATTCAGTCTATCTTCGATATGGAAATAAATTTATTTCCTGTTTTGGTTGATATGCGATTTCTCGGTGTACGTGTAAATCAAGAACAAGCAGCGAAAGAAAAGAAAACATTAGTAGAACAAGAGAAAAAACTACTTCAAGAAGTGTTAACAAATACGGGTATAGATGTACAGATTTGGGCTGCAAGATCTATTGCTAAAGCTTTTGATAAATTAAAATTACCTTATGAGAGAACATTAAAGACTCAAGCTCCAAGTTTTACAAAGAACTTCTTAGCTAATCATTCACACCCCGTTGTTCAGAAGATTGCTAAAGCTAGAGAGATTAATAAAGCTCATACTACTTTTATAGATACAATATTAAAATATTCACACAAAGGAAGAATACATGCAGAGGTTAATCAGTTAAGAGCTGAAGGTGGTGGAACTGTAACTGGAAGATTCAGTATGAATAATCCAAACTTACAGCAGATTCCTGCAAGGAACAAGGATCTCGGACCACGGATCAGATCATTATTTATTCCAGAAGAAGGCCATACTTGGGGCTGTTTTGATTATAACCAACAAGAACCAAGATTAGTTGTACACTATGCATCATTACAAAATCTTTATGGAGTTGATGATGTAGTGCATGCTTATATGCAAGGAGATGCAGACTTTCACCAGATTGTAGCTGATATGGCTGACATTCCTAGAACTCAAGCCAAGACGATCAATTTGGGTCTTTTCTATGGTATGGGTAAAAACAAATTACAAGCAGAGCTTGGTGTAAATAAACTTCAAGCTGAATCTCTATTCAAACAATATCATTCTAAGGTTCCATTTGTTAAACAACTGATGGATGCTGTTATGTCTAGGGCTCAAGGTGCTGGTAAGGTTAGAACTTTATTAGGAAGACTATGTAGATTTCATCTATGGGAACCGAATCAGTTTGGAATACATAAGCCATTGCCTCACGATGCAGCGCTCGCGGAACACGGACCAGGAATTAGAAGAGCGTATACTTACAAAGCTTTGAATAGATTAATACAAGGTTCAGCTGCGGATATGACAAAAAAAGCAATGATTGAATTACATAAAGAAGGTATAATACCACACGTTCAAGTTCATGACGAACTAGATATTTCTATTGGATCTGAAAAGGAAGCACAAAGAATAAAAGATATTATGGAAAGTGCTGTAGAACTTGAAGTTCCTAACAAAGTAGATTATGAGTTTGGCAAGAACTGGGGCGAAATAAAATGAGGATTTATTATGGCTTATCTAAATGCAAACATACCTGTTATTTATGCACAAATTAAAAGAGAATATCTTTATGATCTTAAAAAACATCAAGGCGAAGTTGAAGATTGTATTATCTTTGGTGTGTCATCTATTACAGGCCGTGCGCTCTTGTTCCATGCCATTATGGAAAATGGTGCTGTCTTCTACCGTTTGCCAATCTCTGCGTTCATTCAAAGAGGTTTTAAACCAGAAAAAGTTCCTAGGCGTAGACTTGATGAGTTACAGCTTTGGAATTGTTTCAGTTATTATCCTTCTGTTGTTTCTTGGGATATTTTAGACGGACAATCCGGTAAATACATAGGAAAAGACAAGCGATGGCATTTAGGTGCTTATCTTTTTACAATTGACTTTGCTCATCCAGAGAGTAATATACTTGACACTGATCATTCAGAGATCCCGCACGAACATAAGTGCGCTCACATCATAGCCCTAAACGATGGGAACTATGCAGCACAACCTAATAATAGATGTATATGGGACATACCTTCTTTTACAGTTAAAGAGGGTGTACCTGATTGGAAAGTGCAGACTTCTGAATGGAATGTTGAAAACACAAGTAAGTGGAAGACTGAAGATACGGATAAGTTCTTCTACGAAATTGAGGAGAAAAGACATGATGATAAAAATTAAAAGATTTTTTAGAAAAATTTCTAATTGGATCGTAGAACAATATAGTAAATTTAATAAATAAGGTTAATTTATGACAAAAAAATGTAAGGATTGTCATCACACATGTCATTGTGATGGTGATCTTCATGCAGATGAATACGGCGTATGCACATGTGACAACTGTGAGTGCGAAGATGATAGGATTCAGAACTCTGAAAGAGTTAACGAAAAGAGCGCAGATGAGGGAAGAGCAAGCGAGGATCAGGATTAAAATTATGAACTGGTTAATAGTCGCTTTATGTTTAGTAATTATAGGAGTAGGACTTCATGGCTAAAAAAATTAAACAAAGTAAATTTGAATGGCTTAAAAAAAATATTGTAATTGTTCCAGTTGTGGCTGCAATTATAGCCGGAACTTTTACATCAATTCGTTACGTTTTAAATTTAACAGATACGATTGAAGCAAATAAATCAACACTTACAGAAATTCACAGAGATATTAACGATCTTAAAGACAAAGTAACAGGGATACAAACAAGACTATCCGCTGCCGAAGCTACATGGGAGATGGCAGAAAATTTATATAGACAATTAGCAGACCAGGTAAGAGAACATGCGTACGATATTAAAGATCTTAATCGTTAGTTTTTTGCTGTGTACAACAGCTGAAGCTAGAAACGAATATTTAAACAATGGTACAAACACATGTGCTCAAGGAAGCTTTGATGTTTCTATTGAACAAAGAGATGATCAATATAACTACAATCATTATAGTCCTAGTAATAATTATGAAGGAACTGATGATGATAGAAGTGTAAGACTTACGTGGAGAAAGTATTTAGGCACAGCATGCACGGATGAATTTATTGCTGAACAAGAAAAGCAAATGAAGATTAAAACTCAATTAGAAGTTATTAAAGAATGTAAAAGAGTACCTAGAATAAATCCTCCTCCACCAGAATTTGCTGAACTAATCAATATGTGTATGAAAGTAGGGGTTATGTCTTCTACTGAATTCGTTGGAGACAGGGACTTTGATCCTAAAGTAAGCTACTGGACTGTACTTAAAAAGCAGTATTTGAAAGATAATCCAGATGTGGTAATAATGAAGGACCCGAGATTAAAAAATGCCAAATAAACCTTTAAAAATATCTGAAGAAGCGGCAGTGCAGATGCCAATGAAAACGGTTGCCTCATTAATTATGATGGTTGCAATCGGGACCTGGGCTTACTTTGGTATTAACGAGAAGTTAAACCAGCACTCAACGCAATTAGAATTAATGACTAAAGATTTAGAAGCTAATTCTGAATTTAGAATTAAATATCCACGGGGTCAATTAGGCAAATCTTCTGGGGAAGCAGAGCTTTATATGTTAGTGGAGGATCTTTATAAATCTGTTGATCGTTTAAACAAAGCTATCGAGGATGGAATGCATAATAAAGTTAATATAGAATTTTTACAAAAACAAATGAATAAAGTTTTAATTGATATTGAGAAACTTAAGGATCGACAAAGAACTTTTGCCAATGGAAATGGAGTATATAAATGAGACAGATTATTAGTATAGTAAGAAGATATGCAATCAATCCTATTAATGCGTTTATAGATAAAAATGAACGCACGTACAGATTAATCGTAATTGCATCTCTTATATATTTATTAGTTGTTAACGTAGGAGTTTGCTAATGATAGAAACTGTGGTTGCACTTTTAATGTTTATTAATGGGGAAATCAAAGAGCACCGTATTCAAGAAAATATGGCTACGTGTTTACGTGGTAAAAGGGTTGCTGAGAGAGACTACAATCCAAGCGTAAGTTATAAGTGTATAAAATCTAAAGCTGAAACAGAGATATACATGGGCCAGAAAAGTATTAAAAAAATAATTTTAGAATAATGACCTACGGTGGCGGACCATTTGGAAGATCTTTCCAATTACATACAGAACTTGTAAACGGCCATTGCCCTATGTGTCGTCAACTTTCTATTTTTGTAGGTGTAGAACAAAATTTATACAGATGTACAAGTTGTGGGGGAGAACTTGAACAAAAAGTTAATGGTGTTATTAGTTATATTCCAGTAGTAGCTGCAGGAGCTAAACTTCCTAAGCTAGATATCTTAGTAGATTCAGATGGCTAAAC